TTCCCTACACGACGCTCTTCCGATCTATGCCCAAAAGGAAGGAGGAATCCGATGCCAAGAAAGCCAAAACGTCCCTGCTCCTATCCCGGCTGCCCTAACCTGACAGACGGACGCTTCTGTCCAGAGCATGAAAAGAAGGAAGCCAAACGATATGAGAAGTACGACCGCGACCCGAATGCTAAGCGTCGCTACGGACGTGCATGGAAACGTATCCGTGACAGCTATGCTGCTGCCCACCCGCTTTGTGAAAGGTGCCTTGAGAATGGTGTCTACACACCAACCGAGCAGATACACCATATAAAACCTCTTTCACAAGGTGGAACGCATGATAGAGAAAACTTGATGGCTCTTTGCAAATCCTGCCATGCCAAGATTCATGCGGAACACGACGACCGCTGGCACAACCGGCAGGGGCGGTCTACTTCTCTACGGTGAAGTCACCGGGGAACGGGCGTGGGGTCTCACGCACAAAGTCGCAATTTCAAACGGGGTATATAGGCCCCTGAACTGGAGGTGCAAAAAATGGCTAAGGACGGTACAAACCGTGGCGGCGCTCGTATCGGCGCTGGAGCCAAGAAAAAGCCCTTAGCTGAGAGAATCGCTGAGGGAAATCCAGGCAAACGTGAGTTGACTGTCATCGACTTTACAGACAGCACCGTCGATTTAGAAGGTCAGCCGATGCCCAAACCATCCAAGATGTTATCTGCCAAGCAAAAGAACGGAAAAAAGCTCGTTGCTGCAGATGTCTATAAGAAAACATGGAACTGGCTACATGAACGTGGCTGCGCTTCTCTTGTCTCTCCAGAGCTTTTGGAGCGCTATGCCATGAGTGTTGCTCGTTGGATTCAATGTGAGGAAGCGATCACTGAGTTTGGCTTTCTTGCAAAGCATCCGACCACAGGCAATGCTATTCAATCTCCCTATGTGGCCATGAGCCAGAACTTCATGAGTCAGACCAATCGTCTCTGGATGGAAATCTACCAAATCGTAAAAGAAAATTGTGCCACTGAATACAACGGAGCTACACCACAGGATGATGTGATGGAACGTCTTCTACTGGCACGGAAAGGAAATTGATATGGATTTATCGGAATTTATGAGCTTGCTAAAGAAATATCGCAGGCATTTAACCTTCCAGCAGTTTAGCACACTCAAAGGACAGGCTAAAGCTGGTGATATAGATGCCGCTTTCAAGGGATTAAAAAAGTTATTGCACAGGAGGGCTACATCATGCTAATTGAAAAGAAAAATGTCGCAGAGCTTCTTCCTGCTGATTACAATCCTCGAAAAGATTTAAAGCCCGGCGATAAAGAATATGAAAAATTGAAACGCTCCATTGAGCAGTTTGGCTATGTAGAGCCTGTCATCTGGAATGCCAGCACTTCCCGTGTTGTTGGCGGTCACCAGAGACTAAAAGTCCTCATCGACATGGGCATCGCTGAAGTAGAATGTGTCATTGTTGAAATGGATGAGGATAAAGAGAAAGCACTGAATGTTGCTCTCAACAAAATCAGTGGTGAATGGGATAACGACAAGTTGGCCCTTCTTATCTCTGACCTGCAAGGCGCTGACTTCGATGTCTCTCTCACCGGATTTGAGCCGGAAGAACTGGAGGACCTGTTCCGAGAAGATACAAAAAAAGATGTTCAGGATGACGACTTCGATGTGGATGCTGAGCTTGCAAAGCCGACCTTTTCCAAGGCCGGTGACCTGTGGCTCCTTGGTGAGCATCGCCTTGTCTGTGGTGACTCCACAAAGCCTGAGACCTATGAACTTCTGATGAACGGAAAGAAGGCGAATCTGGTTGTGACCGACCCTCCGTACAATGTCAATTATGAAGGTAGCGCTGGTAAGATTAAGAACGACAACATGGAAAACGACGCCTTCTATCAGTTCCTGCTTGATGCCTACACTCGCATGTACGAATCGATGGCAACTGATGCTTCTATATATGTTTTCCACGCAGATACCGAAGGACTCAATTTCCGTAGAGCCTTTGCCGATGCTGGTTTTTATCTCTCTGGCTGCTGTATCTGGAAAAAGCAGTCCCTTGTTCTTGGACGAAGCCCATACCAGTGGATGCATGAGCCTTGCCTCTTCGGTTGGAAGAAATCTGGTAAACATCAATGGTATACCGGACGAAAAGAAACGACCATCTGGGAATTTGATAAGCCTAAAAAGAACGGTGATCATCCTACAATGAAGCCTATTCCTCTTCTGGCCTATCCGATTATGAATTCCAGCATGACCAACTCTCTGGTCCTCGATCCGTTTGGTGGCTCCGGCAGCACGCTCATCGCATGTGAACAAACAGGTCGTATCTGCTACACCATTGAACTGGATGAGAAATTCTGCGATGTTATCGTCAAACGTTACATTGAACAGGTCGGCTCCTCTAAGAAGGTTTCCGTCATCCGTGATGGATTAACCTATTCCTACGTTGAAATCGCTCCGGAAGCTGAGGATGCCACTCTTTTGTAAGTCGGTAATGTACACAATCCAGAAGGCACATATTTGTCGATGTTTTTCTCCGATGTCGCTTGCTATTATGTGCTTTTAGAGTGATATATGTACTACCAAAACAAAGGAGGACACCTACATGAAGATCATTTTAAACGCAACCGAAAGAAAGCCGCTGGCCGCCCTGCTTGGCGAGTACAAAAACACAAAGCCTCAATACCTGAGAGCTCCTTCCTACGCCTATCAGATTGGGGACCTTCTCCTGACACGAGAAGGAAACATTGAAGGCTCGGACACTATAAGCCAAGCTGAATTCGACAAACTGCTTGCTCTCTTGGACGCAAGCGGCTACTGTACGAAAGAAACAGACTTTCATCCGGCTCAGGAACCAAAAGCTAAAGCAACTTCTACAGAAAAAACGGGACTTACCATTACCATTCCACTTGAGAATGTCAATATTGGGAACCTCACAAAGCTTCTGGATGCCAAAGGATTTCTCATCAAGCGTGCACTGCACATTGATGACCTACGCTTTGAACTGAATGAAGACAGCATTTCCGTTCCTTGGTTCTCAGAACTTCCTGCACCGGATGAAATTCACGCCTACAGCACACTGATTGCTGCCCTTTGCAAAATGAGCAAGGATCAAAAACGAATCAGCGCCACAGAAAAGCCAGTAGAAAACGAACGCTACGCTTTTCGTTGCTTCCTTCTTCGCCTCGGCTTCATCGGGAATGAGTACAAAACAGACCGCAAAATCCTGCTGAGATATCTTCCGGGCAACAGCGCATTCAAAGGAGGTGAAGGCCATGCAATTTCCAAGTAAGGAACAGGTGGCTCGCCAGCGCCGCCTTTACCCTGCTGGTACACGTATTGAGCTAATCCAGATGGACGACGCACAGGCGCCTCCAGTGGGCACACGTGGCACCGTCATCGGTGTTGATGATACCGGAAGCATCATGGTAAATTGGGACAACGGTTCCGGACTTAACATAATTTACGGTGTAGACTGCTGCCGGAAGGTTCCAACCAACGACTAAAATATACAGTTTTCTCTCTGAATATTTGTGTACTATATAGCTCAAATTAACTTGCTATTATGTGCTTTTAGAGTGATATATAGTACTACCAAAAAGGGTGCGGGTGTCCGGTGGACACCTCTTGCAAAGCAAGAAGCACCGACCGAGTCGGGAGACGAGACAAACACATTTTTAGGAGGAACCTACCATGAAAGAAATCAGAACATTTGAAGAAGCCATCAAGCAGAACGCAAGAAGCCTTAAAGACCTCGGAATCAACGGAACCTTATTCCGGGCTTACAGAACCAGCAAGGAAACCGGAAACGAGCTCATCGACTTTAACGAGGTCATTTGGGATTACGATATTGAAGAAATCGCTCAGACCTTGAAAGCAAACGGTATCACAGAATTCACAATCAGCTCCACCTTCTCAAGTCTCATCGAAACCCTCGCAGCCTTCGAGAAGCACGGAATCAGCATGGCAGGCCTTACCACAGTAAAGACACGCTACACCGATTGGAAGACCGGTGAGCACGCCCTTATCCCTGCAATCAAGATGACGGTAAAGGAGGCATAAGCCATGTGGAAAGAAGGAACCATCGGAATCCCGAAGAAAGACGGCAGATACAAGAGTGTAAAATACTGGGTCAAATATTTTGAAGAGCCTAGTGAAGACTATGGCATCAACGGCGGTAAGATTTCAAAGCTCAGCCTGAAGATGGATGGTAAATGGATCGCCAACTACGACAGAGGCTGGGACATCGAACCAACCTGTGAAGAGGCCAACCTAGCGTTTTGTATCCTGCTTAACGAATTAAATTAACTCACCTGAAAAGAATATCAGGAAGGACGGTCCCAGATGGGGCTGTTCCTCGTTATAGACGTCGCCATCAGGCGGCTATTTTTATTTCTGCGAAAGGAGGCGCATACATTTGCGTACGCTTGAAAACTACACACCGACACGCTTCATGGCTGCGGACTCCACCTATAGCAAACAGATGGCGGATTATGCAGTCAATTTTATTGAATGTCTATGCCATACCAAAGGAACATGGGCCGGTAAGCCATTTGAGCTCATCGACTGGCAAGAACAGATTATACGAGATCTCTTTGGCACTTTGAAACCGAATGGCTATCGACAATTTAATACTGCCTATGTGGAAATCCCTAAAAAAATGGGCAAATCTGAGCTTGCGGCTGCCGTCGCCCTACTCCTTACCTGCGGTGATGGCGAAGAACGAGCTGAGGTTTATGGCTGTGCAGCTGACCGCCAGCAGGCAACCATCGTATTTGATGTTGCTGCCGATATGGTGCGTATGTGTCCTGCACTGAATAGACGAGTAAAAATTCTCGCTTCCCAGAAGCGTATCGTCTACCAACCGACCAACAGTTTTTATCAGGTATTGTCCGCTGAGGCTTACTCAAAGCACGGTTTCAATATTCATGGTGTCGTATTCGATGAGCTACATACGCAGCCTAACCGAAAGCTCTTTGATGTTATGACCAAAGGCTCCGGTGATGCCAGAACGCAACCACTCTACTTTCTTATCACTACCGCCGGAACAGATACCAACAGCATCTGTTATGAAACACATCAGAAAGCCAAGGATATCTTGGAGGGAAGAAAAATAGATCCAACCTTCTATCCGGTCATCTATGGCGCTGATGAGACCGATGACTGGACGGACCCAGAGGTCTGGAAGAAAGCCAATCCATCTCTTGGAATCACAGTCGGTATCGATAAAGTCGAAGCCGCCTGCGAATCTGCAAAACAGAATCCCGGTGAGGAGAATTCCTTTAGACAGCTAAGACTCAATCAGTGGGTCAAACAAGCAGTCCGTTGGATGCCAATGGAAAAATGGGATGCCTACTCCTTCAAAGTTGATGAAGAATCCTTAGAGGGTCGTGTCTGCTATGGCGGTCTGGATCTTTCCTCAACTACGGATATTACAGCCTTCGTTCTGGTATTTCCTCCGCTGGATGAGGATGACAAGTTCTGCATCTTACCGTACTTCTGGATACCAGAAGATACGCTGGAGCTTCGAGTAAGGCGAGACCACGTTCCTTATGACGTTTGGGAACGACAAGGCTTTCTGGAAACTACCGAAGGAAATGTCGTCCACTACGGTTACATTGAAAAATTCATCGAGCGTCTTGGAGAACGATTCAATATCAGAGAGATTGCCTTTGACCGCTGGGGAGCTGTCCAAATGGTACAAAACCTCGAAGGCATGGGCTTTACTGTTGTTCCTTTCGGCCAGGGATTTAAGGATATGTCCCCACCAACAAAGGAACTTATGAAGCTAACGCTAGAACAAAAGCTGGCCCACGGTGGTCATCCGGTACTCCGTTGGATGATGGATAACATCTATATCCGCACTGACCCGGCAGGCAATATAAAGGCTGACAAAGAAAAATCCACAGAGAAAATCGACGGAGCCGTCGCCACTATTATGGGACTTGACCGTGCGATCCGCTGTGGAAATAATACAGGCGCTTCTGTCTATGATGACAGAGGAATTTTATTCATATAAAAATGGAGCTCTTGTTTTCACACAAAAAGCTCCACTTCTGTTTATTTATTTGAATTTATAATTCCTTCGATATCTCGACCACCGTAGAATATTCGTGCTACTGTAACTGTCCTCTACTTATCGTCGACAAGATAATACACAATAAAGTTGTCTACCGGAAGCTGATGCATTTTCATCGAATGCCAAGGCTCCCATTCAACTAACGTATAACGAGCTGGCATGAAATCCAATGAACGAACTTCCTTTCGTATACGCCCCAGCTGAGCTGCGGCTGTCTCCGGAACAAGGAGTTCATTTGCAATATACGAATAGATTTCATGCAGATCACCAAGTGCATCTACAGAATAACCGACCTTGTAGCTATCCGTCATATACCAAACTCCTTTGCAAGTGCCGCATCGACTTCATCTGCAGAATATACCTTTCC